ATACACTGACTGGCGACATTGAATATGCAAAACAAGTTTTGAAGGAAACGAAATGAACATCTACACACAATGGATTGTTGATCAGCTAAGTTGCACTGTGCCACAGGCAATTCAGATTCAGGGTACGATGGCTACATTCCTAGACTTCAGCGAATGTACTAAGTATGAATTCAAACAGGCAGTGAAGGACGCTGTTGAAATCATTAAGGAAACATCATGACAGAACAGAAGACATTCACCATCACTGTATACACTGATGCAGGGCATGGATGGGGCAAGGTGAAGCGTAAGGTGTTAGAGAACTTAGGCATTGCCCCTGATGTAAGCAGCTACAGCTACCAGTACAAGGACAATGTGTACCTTGAGGAAGACTGTGACTTGTCGTTGCTATTGCAACGCTTACACTCTGACAATGTGGCAGTTAAATTTGTATACAAACACACCGATGGTGACAGCAAGGTTAAGTCTTATGAAAGGTATGAACATGTACAAGATACAAACCAGACTGCGTGACAAGTGGTACTGCCTAGAGTTTGATGTGTCAGACAGTGGCACATTCAAACCTAGACGCTATATCACATTGAAAGATGCATCACTGGCACTGGAACGCTTCCTTGATGGGGTGTTCTTTGCCAACAAAGAACAGATAGACTCTGGAAATTTTCGTATAGTTAAGGATTGAAATGAATACAAAGATGTTAAAGCATGTTCGCACTCTGTTCAACACCGAAGGTGTAGAGAGGCGTATCAATAGACACAATCAACGGCAGTGGGTGCGTAGCATTCGTTACCTTGGTGACAAGTGGTTGTTAGCTACACCAGTAAAAAGGAAGGAGGCTGTAGATGGTTAAAGAATCAATGTGGAAGTGGGCTTGTAAGAAATACTATGGCAAGCAGTTATACTCAGGACACTACTGGGACAACAAAGTGACACTTAAGACTGCCCTAAAGCGTATGGAAAAACTACAACAAGAGGGCATGAACGCTGTGTTTCGCTTTGAGTTGGCAGACTACGACACCAATGTTGTTGTCGCTGTTAAACAACCTACAATCCCTAAGCGTGAAGAGAAACCAGTGTGGCCCTTCCCTTCTGACCCACCCCCTAAACAACCGGAGGCACAACATGGATGATGAAACTTTATATGGTTGGTTTGCTCTTCTCTTTGCTGTAGCATTTGTAATTTTAATGCTATGGAACTGAGCTACAACTTAGGCTTTGTTCATGGTCTGCGTAGTCTGCCCCTGTCTAAGGAGTGGGTGGATGCTATGTATGTCTTAGGCTATGCCGAAGGACAGAAAACAAAACGATTATTCATTGAACAAGAATATGAAAGGTTCCCAAATGCTAAGCGAGATTGACATCAGGGACTTCGACAAGCAGCCTGTGACACCCCTGTACTCAGTGAAACCTAAGACCTATGTGCAATGCCCTCGCACTAAGGCTGTCTATTACTTCGATCATATCGATGGCATGTATAGCTACTGCCTAGATATGTTTGGAGATGTTGTCCATCTAGTAGCATGGATGGACGTAACACCGTTGGTTAAAAAGACCGACTAATCTATAGGGGTATTTGTTAGCACTGTTGACACTACCCCTAATTTGTTTATAATTTAAAGCGTCAGTTGCTGACACTCACTCACTTTTCTTAAGGAAACATATGTCCAAGCATGTAATATTTAGTCGCAATGTTAACAATTCTGCTCTCTCGACAGAGCGTATCCAACAACTTGCCCCTGCTGCTTTCAGCACAACCAAGGCTGACCGCCTTACAGATCGTTATGTGTCGTTGAACACAAGCGACATCATCACAGTGATGCAAGACTATGGATATGCACCAGTGCAAGCAGCACAAAAGCGTAGCCGTAAGAACAACCCTGCCCACTCAGGTCACATGGTAGCCTTCGCTAAGACATGGGACATTGACTTCGGCACTGCTGACATTCGTCCTGAGATCATCTTGTACAACTCTCACGATGGCACTGGCTCAGTGAGACTGTATGCAGGTTGCTTCCGTTTCATCTGTGACAATGGCCTCATTGCAGGTGATGGTTTTCAGTCTCGCATCTACCACAGCAAGGCACTAAGTGGCTTTGAAGAGATGCTTCGTAACACTGTAGCCACCCTGCCTACTATGATGGAGCGTCTTGAGAGACTGCGTGGTGTGACACTTGACCCACATCGGTCTATATTGATGGCTAAGCGTGGTGTTGAGACACGATGGGACATGCTTGAACAGCAGACCAATGGTGTGTATGCTACCTTTCAGACTGTTGCTGATGTGTTGAAATTCCACCGCCATCAAGACAACTACATGGATGCATTCACTGTGTTCAACCGCATTCAGGAAGGTGTTATCCGTGGTAATGCATTCGTTAAGAGCCTGTCTGACAAGCACCCCAACGGTGTGATCCGTAAGGCTCGGCCTGTTAGCAGTGTGAAAGAAAACATCCGCATCAACTCAGAGTTGTGGAACATTGCCGAAGACATTGCCTTCGCTTAAGAGATAACGGGGGAACAGGGTGATAGTCTGGATCACTTGAGCCGTTAGTACCCCACCTATACAAAGGAACATATATGTTAGTTGACTCAGTAAAGATAATAGGCACGATGGATGGAGATGAAGCGGTTGTTATTAACATGACCTGCTTATGCCCCTTAGAAACCATTGAAAAGATTTGCTCCACTATTCGTGGGGATCTAAATGATATGGGTAGTAGTATTGATTTTAAAATCTCTTTTAAAGATATGGATATTTAATGCATCAAGACAAAGCAATTGGTATGTTCATGGGTCTGTTCATTGGAGATGCACTGGGTGCTCCGTTGGAATTCATGAGGCCACATGAGATGACACACACACTGACAGAGATGGAAGGTGGTGGTATGCACAACACTGCCGAAGGTGAATGGACAGACGATGGTGCTATGGCTGTGGCTATTGCTGATGCATACATAGGCAGCAAACGCTTTGATCCTGAGGCCATCGCCATGAACTTCAAGATGTGGAAGAAGACAGGTCACTTTGGTACTAGAGATTATGTCTTTGACATTGGTAGGACATGCAGTGAAGCCATCCACAGGATGGATGTTACAAACCCCTATGCAGGTAGCAGTAGCTACAATGCCAGTGGTAATGGCTCCATCATGAGGCTTGCTCCCATTGTGCTTGCCAATCACAACAACATGCCTAATGCTGTGGCGCAGAGCATTGCTGTGTCATTGATGACACATGGCAATGCAGACACTGTGCATTACATTGCAGGGTTTGTGGCTGAGCTTATGTCAGGCAAGGCAGAAGACAGCTTCGACTATCTCAAGCACTATCGTGATCCGTATGCTACAGGAACCATCATGTATACATACAACATGGCATGGGAATGTGTGAGAGAAACTTCTACCTTCGAGAAAGCCTTGGTGAAGGCAGTGAACATGGGCTTTGACGCTGACACTTTAGGTGCTGTCACTGGTATGTTAGCAGGGCGTAAGTATGGCTTAAAAGGTATACCAAATAGATGGCTAGAGAAGCTAGTGAAGAAGGATGAGTTGATTGACATGGCTGAGAAACTATATGCACTGGGAGGTGATGATGAATGATTTAAAATTTACAACAGCAGAGACTTACATGAGTGGTAACAATATGCAATCAGCTTTCCCTGATCAATTTAAAGATGGCATGACCTTGCGTGACTACTTTGCAGCTAAGGCTATGGCTGTGCTGATGACCAGTGCGTGGAGCATTCCACATGCTGAAGTGGCAAACAAAGCTTATTGGTTTGCTGAACAGATGATGAAGGCAAGGGAACAAGAATGAACCTGCCTCGCTATGTAACATTGGCACAAGCTGCCGAAGGCATAACCAAGTATCGCTACAACCCACCACAGGATGCAGTGGATGCAGGGGTGGTGGCTAGGCGTGTGCTTGGCACTGACAAACACAAAGTGTTTGCCTTAGCTGAAGAACTAAATGCCATGCTAGACAACTGGCGTAAGGAGCTTAGATATCTTAAAGATATCTCTGAGAAGACCAAGGTGGCTGACTTAGTCAAGGCATACAGGAACAACATCACTTACACAAAGCTCAGTGTTAAGGCACAGCGTGACTACATCTACTACCTACAGGGATGGCAGGATAGCAGAGCCAATGGAGTGACACTGTATCAATGCAAGCTAGGTGACTTAGTCACACCGCATTGTCAGAAGATATATGAACAGCATGCTGAGCACAGTGTTAGCTTAGCTAACCACACCTTAGCAGTGTACCGATTGCTATTCAACTTCGCTATCCGTCATGGCTACATCAAGCACAACCCATTCAGCAAGGTGCTACGAAGGGCAGACAAGCCTCGCAGAACTGTATGGAGTAGGGAAGATGTCAGAGCATTCATGAACACTGCCTACTCCACATTCAAGTGGCGTAATGTAGGACTCATAGTGCAGATGGGTTATGAATATGGACAGCGTATGGGGGATATGCGTAAGCTGACATGGCAGCAGGTTGACCTAGAGAAGGGTGTGTTGCACTTGGAACAAAGCAAGCGTAGGTCTAGGGTGACCATTCCCACAAGCACTGGGCTACTAACTATGCTGAGACAACAGCATGCTGAGTTTGGTTGGCAGCAATACATTGCTCCATCTAATGTGCCTGATAGGAAGGGTGGGCTGGTTCCTTACAGTCTGTTTAACTTGTCTAGAGTGGCTAAGCAAATCTTAGCTGATGCAAATCTGCCTAGTGATCTTGTGTTACAAGACTTAAGACGAACAGCGATAACAGAAATGGTAGAGGTTGGTGTCCCTATCAGTAACATCATGGCAGTGTCAGGGCATGCTACCCCGCAGAGCCTAACACCATACATCAAGAACACATTGCGTAGTGCAACAGTGACACAGGAAATGCGAGGACTAACATGAAGGTGTACATAGGGAGCTACTCCAATTGGCTTGGACCATATCAGCTTGCTGAACTAACAAGAAAGCTAGGGGTTAGCGAAGAGAGAGCATACAAGTGGGGGGAGTGGCTCAGTGAAACATGGGTGGGCGATGTGCTGCAATGGATGCATACGAAGAAGAAGCGCACTGTCATTGTGAAGCTTGATAGGTATGATACATGGGCTATGGATCACACGCTATCGCTCATCATCTTGCCAATGCTCAAGCAGCTTAAGGCAACACAGCATGGTAGTCCTAGTGTGGATGATAAAGATGTTCCTAAAGCTTTACAAAGCAGGTCATGCCTACCCAAGGAAAGCAGTTGGGACATTGATGACAACCACTTCAAGCGGTGGGACTGGGTGCTAGATGAAATGATATGGGCATTCGGTGAAATGGTGGATGAAAATTCAACTGATAAATTTTATGATCATTCTGCTGTGGACAAGAAGGCAGGACTGGAAGAGCAGATAGGTAAGATTAAAGTTGACTATGCGGGTCTAGAGGTGCATGAAGCTAGGATGAAGAAAGCTTTCATGTTGTTTGGTAAATATTACAGAGGACTATGGGACTAATATGACTGAATTAAACAGAGAACAAATTGAAGCTATGGTTGCAGAAGAACTAGAGTTTTTACTGCGGTGGGAAAGTAGTTTGCCTGAACCAACTCAAGACACTGAACTTATTAAAGCAGCTATGAGAGTGCTTAAAGAGTTTAAAGTATTAAAGAAGGATGACAAATGAGTGCATGGCTTATCGCAGTTGTTGGTGTAGTTTATACAGTGGTGGCAGTGGATCTGCTACTCAAGGGAAGCACTGGGTTGGGCATAGCCTTTGTTGGTTATGCACTAGGTAACGTGGGTCTGTATATGGAGGCAGCTAAATGATACATACGGATGAAGACGATGAGTTTGCTCGCATTGAACGTGAAAACGCTATGAAGGGACAGCCCTACAACTGGGAAGCTAACGCTATAAAATCTGCTATCAATTTAGAGCGTAAAGCCTGTGCTGATATTGCTGAGTGGTGCATACAAAACCATCTTGAACACCACATACCTGAACGCATTAGAGCAAGGGGACAAGCATGACACAAGATGAAGTTGTTGATATGAAAGACTTCAATGAATGGTGGGATAGTGACATCATTCGTAGTAGTCCCTTTAGAAGAGGTAGTCCTAAATACTGGGCATGGGCTGCATGGCAAGCTGCCTTGCGTGAACATGCTATGTCTGAAGTGCAGAGGTTGGGGCAAGAGATGGAAGCGACACAGCCTGTGGCGTGGATCAGCACCACAGAACTGCTAGTAATGCGTGGTAATGCGTATGCAGGTGCTAAAGATTGGCGTGTAAATCTTGGTCTTGAACCAGAAGAAGGTGATGTTGGTTTGTACACATCCCCACCACAGCGCACATGGGTAGGGCTAGATGATGAAGATTACATAAAGGCTTATGAGTTGTGTGACTTTGACAAGGATCTGGCTTTTGAATTCTTTGAAGACAAATTAAAGGGAAAGAACAAATGAAACTACACGAACTAGAAGACCTCATCATGGCAGCATGGATAACTAAGGAGGACATTGATTCCATCCTATGGGTGTTAATGGACAGAGAGAAACAAGCAACAGAAGATGAGCTTGCCAATTTATTAATTGGATTGCACAGCTTACACGATGCTAGAATGACTAAGCTATTTAGTGGATACGAACAAGTATTAAAGACCAACAAAGTAACTTACAAGGGCTATGACATTCTTAAAAACCCATCTACCTTGTGAGACATGTGGCAGTAGTGATGGCTTGTCCATCAACGATGACATGTCCACCAAATGTTTTGTATGTAACACATACATTCCCTCAATGAACAAAGAAAGACTTGAAGTGATTGATGTTGATACAGAAACGAAAGACACAAGCTCTTTTGTTAAAGACTACAACGAAGGTGTTAGTGTGTCTGTTTCAGACAGACGCATCAACAAAGCCACAATGGAACGCTATGGTGTTGTTCGCAGTGGTGGCTATTACTACTTCCCTTATTACGATAGCAACACCCAACTGGTGGCAGCTAAGCGTAGAGAGGTGAAGGATAAGAAGTTTACGACAGTGGGTGGGTGGAGCAAGGGTACTCTGTTTGGACAGAACCTGTACCCATCCAATGGCAAGTATCTCACCATCACTGAGGGTGAGTTTGATGCACTGGCTGCATACCAATTGACAGGCAGTAAATATCCTGTGGTGTCTATACGCACAGGTGCAGGTAGTGCATTGAAGGATGCCAAGGCCAACTACGAATACATCAACAGCTTTGAAACTGTGGTGCTTTGCTTTGATGGTGATGAGGCAGGGCAGAAGGCAGCAAAGGAAGTTGCTGAATTGTTTGGCAGTAAGTGCAAGATATTTAAACCTGATCCCTCATACAAGGATGCATGTGAGTGGCTTGCTGAAAGCAAAGAAGCGGCATTCGTAGCCCGTTGGTGGGCAGCAGAGCCATTCATACCTGATGGCATTGTCAGTGGCACTGGGTTGTGGGAGCTAGTGTCTAAACCAATGGAAGCAGCAGATTGTTTCTACCCTTGGAAGGGACTCAACGATATCACCTATGGTATCAGAGCAGGTGAGCTAGTCACATTCACAGCAGGTAGTGGACTAGGTAAGAGTCAAACCCTAAGGGAAATTGTTTGGCATCTGCTGCAGAACAGTAGTGACAACATTGGCTTGATGTTTCTTGAAGAGAGCGTGAGAAAGACTAGCCTATCCATGATGAGCCTTGCTGCTGATTTACCTATGCATTTACCAACCACTATGGTATCTGATGCCCTACGCAAGGACGCATTTGAAAAGACACTAGGCACTGGACGCTTGTACTTCTTTGATCACTTTGGTAGCACAGCCATTGAGAACATCATCAATCGTGTGAAGTATATGGCTAAGGGACTTGGCTGTAAGTATGTCTTCTTAGATCACCTAAGCATCATCGTATCTAGTCAGGACAATGGTGATGAACGTAAAGCCATTGATGAAATCATGACCAAGCTTCGCATGCTTGTACAGGAAACTAACATTGCTCTCATCATTGTTAGCCACCTCAAGCGTCCATCAGACAAGGGACATGAGGAAGGTGCAGCCACTAGCTTAGCTCAGCTAAGGGGTAGTGCAGCCATTGCACAGCTTAGTGACATGGTGGTATCGCTTGAGAGGAATGGTCAAGCTGATGATCCCATTGAACGTAACACCACCAAGGTGAGGGTCTTGAAGAACAGATACAGTGGACAAACTGGTCCTGCTTGCAGCTTGCTTTATAACAAAGACACTGGCAGAATGTTTGAGATTGATGATGCTATGGAAGGGATGATGCTATGAAACAGTGGGATGATCTTGATGATTCCATCATTGGACAAGCTTCCATATGGAATGGTAATAAGAGAGTGGAAGTGTTAGTCTATGATTCTGATAAGATGATTAAAGTATTTAAGGACAGAGATGGTATGACTGAGGACGAAGCTCATGAATATATTCTTTTTAACATTGAGAATTCATACATAGGAGAGGACACGCCTGTACTGGTGTGGCAGAGATATGACGAGTGATGGTGGAAAGGGACACACTCAGCGTCCCAAATCAATAGCTGATGAGGAGTGGGCATCAAGATGGAATGCCATCTTTGGTAAAGATTCATTAGAAGATTACAAACAGTCGGTAGATGTTAACAATCTCCGACAAAATGATAAGGACAAGGACGATGATCTTCTTAGACATAGAGACAAACCTAAAACATGACACCATATGGTTGTGTGTTACTAAGCACAGCACCACTGGTGAGATAAGACACTGGCGGGAAGCCGACAGCTTGCAGCAATACTTAGAGGGTGAGCAAGTGGTGGGCCACAACATCATTGGCTTTGATGCACCCATACTAAATAAGGTATGGGGTGTTGGCATTCCTGACAACACTCTGATGGATACACTGGTGATGTCACGCCTGTACAAGCCTGACATTGAGGTAGTGCTCCCTAAGGAAGGCAAAGCTCCCACTCCCCACAGCTTAGAGGCATGGGGCTACCGCTTAGGCAGTCACAAGATTGGCTTCACTGACTTTGATGGCGGGTGGACACAAGAGATGGCTACTTATTGTGAGCAGGATGTGTTACTGCTTGAGAAACTGTATAGCCACCTATCAACAGTGTTGATTAAGGAAGAGTTTTCTTTACAGAGCATTAAGCTTGAGCATGCGGTGGCACTGATTTGCCGTGGCATGGAAGACAATGGCTTCATGCTTGATATGCCTAAGGCTATGGCATTACATGCAACCCTTAGTGGGCGTATGTCCGACATTGAAGAGAGCATGCAGCAGGTGTTCCCTCCCATCGTAGAGCAACGAGTCTCTGAGAAGACAGGTAAGCAGCTTAAGGATAAGATTACCATCTTTAATTCAGGTAGTAGGCAACAGATTGCTGAGCGATTGGCAGGGCTTGGTGTTGTCTTCACAAAGAAGACAGACAAAGGCAATGTCATTGTTGACGAAGCTGTGCTTGAAAAGATTGACTTACCAGAAGCTAAGCTTGTAGCTGAATACTTAATGATTCAAAAGCGTGTAGCTCAGATAAGTAGTTGGTTAGAACTGGTGGGTGATGATGGTAGGGTGCATGGTAGAGTGACAACTAATGGCGCAGTTACAGGAAGGGCGACACACAGCAGTCCTAATATGGCGCAGATCCCTGCTGTTGGTAATCCCTATGGAGCAGAATGCCGAGAGGTATGGACAGTGCCTAAGGGGTACAAGCAGGTAGGTGTTGACCTGTCAGGCATTGAGCTTCGTTGCTTGGGTCACTACTTAAATGACAAAGAATGGATGGATGAGTTGCTTAAAGGAGACATCCACTGGTTCAATGCACAGAGTTTTGGCTTAGTTGACAAAGGCACTGTGAAGGATGATAACAACCCTGAGCATAAGAAGGCTAGAAATGTTACCAAGACCCTGACATATGGTGTGTTATATGGAGCAGGGGCAGCTAAAGCTGGAAGCATTGTTGGGGGTAACAGCAGTAGAGGCAAGAAACTTATTGATAGTTTTATCAATAACACACCCGGCCTTTCTGCCTTGAAGAAGAAGATATCTAGGCTGATGGCTAAGGGTCACTTACCTGCCTTAGATGGTAGGCGAGTGTGGGTTAGATCAGAGCATGCTGCTTTGAACACTTTGTTGCAAAGTGCAGGTGCTATCATAGCTAAGCAATGGCTTATTGAAGCAACAAAGCTGTTGCAAGAGAAGGGAATAGATGCTAAACTATTAGCGTTTGTTCATGACGAAACACAATGGGAAGTGCGAGAAGATCAGGCAGAGGAAGCAGCTAGGCTCATAGAGCAAGCAGCAACCAAGGCAGGAGAAGCTCTAGGTTTCCGTTGCCCAGTGGATGCCGAAGGAAAGATTGGCAACAACTGGCGTGAGTGCCACTGACGTTACTAGTGGGTTTTCATATTGGAGAATATTATGACTGAAGAAAAGAAAGCGATTAAGCTTAAGGCTGATGTGTACTGGTGTCAACACAACAAAGTGAATGACATGTCTGGTAAGTTCCAGTTGAACTTGTGTAACCTGTCTGATGCTGCTGTTGAAGCACTGGAAGATATGGGTATCAGTGTTCAAACTGGTGAAGATAAGAAGGCTGACATGGGCAAGTACATCACTTGCAAATCAGAGAAGCCTATCCGTGTCTTTGATACAGACAATGATGAAATTACTGAAGCCATTGGCAACGGTAGTAAGGGTAAGGCATTAGTGTCTAGTTATTCTTGGACATACAAGAACAAGAAAGGTGTTAGCCCTTCATTGAAGAAGCTAGTCATCACTGACTTGGTAGAGTATGCTTCAGCAACTGGTATTGATGCAGATGATGAGGACGTATTATGAACATCACTATTACATTAACATTAGACCAATTGAATTTAGTATTGGCAGCACTTGCTAAGCTTCCCTTTGAAGCTGTTACAGACACCATTGGTGTTATTCGACAGCAAGGACAGGAGCAACTTCAAGCGGCTGAGGCAGCTAAGACAGCTTCAGTTGAAGAAGTTAAAGAAGCTGAGTAATGAAAGCACTATTCGATAGTGATATATTCGCTTATCGGGCAGCATCCGCATGTGAGGAAGAAGACGAAGCAACGGCACAGCGAACACTGGATCGTTTAATTGTTGATGTCCTCATGTGTGGTGTTGATAACATATATCCTGATTGCTTCGTGGATAGTTGGAGCATGCACCTAACAGGGAAGAACAACTTCCGATATGAGATAGCTACCACGGTTCCCTATAAAGGTAACAGGGTAGATAAGCCTAAGCCAAAGCATCTAGCTTTCCTTAGAAGCTATCTTGTTAAGGAGTGGGGAGCAACTATCTCTGAGGGTGAAGAAGCTGATGACACCATTGCCATTGAAGCTACAAAGCTTGGTGACAATTGTGTCATTGTGTCTTTAGACAAAGACTTAGATCAGATATGCGGATGGCATTACAACTTTGTTAAACATCTAGGCTACTACATCACACCAGAAGAAGGTGTGGTTAAGCTGTATACACAGATGCTGACAGGTGATGCCGCTGATAACATCAAAGGATTGTTCCGTGTTGGTCCAGTGAAAGCAGCCAAGATAATTGGGGACACAACAGATGAACTAGAGCTATACAACAAAGTGTTGGAAGCTTACGAGGGTGATGCTGAGCGTGTGTTAGAGAATGCTCAGCTTCTTTTTCTACGAAGATATGAAGGACAAACATGGACTCCTCCACAAGCTTAAAGCCAAATGACATTGCACTAATCCTGCGTCCTACCATTGTAGATGGTAAATATCAAAACAACTTTCAGGTGTTAGTCAGTGGCTTTGGACCACTCACTATCAGTGAAGATGATATTAATAACTTGATTGGTATGGCTACGATATTGGCAGCAACTATTCAACACATGGAAGAAGATGAAGAGCTTGCTAACAAGCTTGTTGAGTATTGCGGTAAGATGTTTGGTGATATTGGTGACATTTCATACAACGCAAATCATGATAGCTTTGGTGATGGTAGCTTCACCATTAACACCAAGACAGTTGGAGGTGTTCAATGAACATAGATGACACACTAATACAACGAGGTGTTAGGTATGGCAACTACAAAGAAGATGTTTCTAGAGTTTCTCAAGCTTTAAAAGAATCTGTTAGGTCAGGTGCTGAATGGAAAGAGATGGATGATGATATGAAGGAAAGCCTTGATCTCATCTGTAACAAAATCTCTCGCATTGTTAATGGTGATCCTTGGTATCATGACTCATGGCATGACATCATTGGCTATGCTAGGTTGGTAGAAGAACGATTGGAACAATTATGATTGCTGTTGACATCCACTTAAAGGTTTTCTTTAAGCCTAAAGACCTACCCAATGTCTACCTAAATGAAGAAGTGCTGAGTGAAGCCATCACTGAAAACTTAACTGCTTCGTTGGAACGAATGGATGCACAGGAAGTGCTCTTTTCTTTCATAGATATTGAAGGACTAGAATGAAAGTTAATTCTGTAACCATTAGAGAAGCAAGCAATGGCTTTGTTGTTGAGCATATAGCTGAATCTGAGTACGACAAGTTCCTCTCTGAGTTTGTTGCTCTAGACATTGACGAAGCACTGGCTATAGCTAGGGATTTATTTGTGCATTACGATGCTGCTGACATGTCGCATCTAGTAGATACACCAATTGGTAGATAATAAAAAAAGGAATGGTGGTGAATGGACTGACGCTAGATTCAGGAGCTTCGTCACCTCAGCACTAAGGGCTGCGTCTAGGCGTTGGCCTCCTAAATATAAAGCACTCAAAGAAGCTTTTGTAGGTAGGAAAGAAAATAAGAAGACTGGTAAGTTGGCAATGCATTACAAATGTGCCAAGTGTAAGAAGCACTTTGTTGCAGCAGATGTGCAGGTAGATCATGTATTACCAGTGGTAGATCCTAAGGTGGGGTTTGTTAGTTGGGATGATTTTATTAACCGCATCTTCTGTGAGATAGAGAACTTGCAGGTGATGTGTAAGCCCTGTCATAAAGTAAAGACAGAACTAGAGAAGGCAGAAAGGAAAAAGAAATGAATGTAATAATGTTAGAAGAACATGAAGATGGTAGTGCCACTTATACATTTGATTTAACAAATGAAGAACGAGACATACTACTTAGCTTAGGTATAATGACAGCCATCAAGAATGGCATTCAAGAAGGGAAGAAATATGTCGGTAACACTGATCTGGGCTACACCAAATGCGGAACATCTGATAGCGTACATGGCGAGGGTGAGCAACCCAGAGAATCAGGACAACCCTGACACAGCTCCTAAGCTGCTGAAGTATTTGATGGACAACAAACACTGGAGTCCATTTGAGATGGTGAATGTGTGCATGGAAATTACGACAACCCGTGACATTGCACGACAGATATTGCGACATCGTAGCTTTAGCTTCCAAGAATTCTCACAACGCTATGCCATTTCCTCACGCTATGAAACCAGTGAGGTGAGGCTACAGGATAACAAGAACAGACAGAACTC